AATCGTGGTCAAGTAGAAGAAGGTCTAGCACGTATTGAACGTGCAGCTATGCAAGAGATTGAAAGCAAAGCCATACGTGTGCCTGTCTTTGAGGCACTAAAGTTGCTTATTGTGACAGGCAATGCTTTGGTATACATGCCTAAACAGGGCGGTATGAAAGTATATAGACCTGACCGCTACACTACCAAGCGTGATGCTATGGGTAATATCCTAGAGATTATCACCAAGGAAAGTGTTGCAGCTATGATGCTGCCTGATGCAGTCAAGGATATGATACCCCCATCAGATTCACCAAAGAAAAACTATGACCTGTACACATGTCTCAAGCGTACAGAAAAAGGCTTTGAGGTGCATCAAGAGGTAGCTGGTATCGAAGTACCTAATTCACGTGGTACATTCAAAGAAGACCAGAACCCATTTATCCCATTACGTTTTATCCGTATTGATGGTGAAGATTATGGGCGTGGTTTCATCGAAGAATACATCGGTGACTTGCGTTCACTAGAGGCATTGACCCAAGCTATTGTGCAGGGTAGTGCTGCATCATCTAAGGTATTATTCTTGGTACGTCCTAACGGTAGCACTAAGTCAGCGAACCTTGCGAAAGCAGCAAACGGTGCGTTCCTAACAGGTGATGCTAACGATGTATCAACACTACAAGTGCAGAAGTCCAGCGATTTCCGTGTAGCCCTTGAGACTATGCGTATGATTAACGAGCGACTGGCTGCTGCGTTTCTACTTAACTCTTCTATTCAGCGTCCAGCAGAACGTGTGACTGCCGAAGAGATTAGGTACATGGCACAGGAACTTGAGACTGCCTTGGGTGGTGTATACTCCATCCTGTCCCAAGAGTTCCAACTACCACTCATCAACCTGCTACTTGAATCATTGACTAAGCAGGGCAAGATGCCTCGTATGCCTAAGGATAGTGTTAAACCCACTGTCGTTACAGGTATCGAAGCACTTGGACGTGGACAAGACTTGAATAAACTAGCAGCATTTCTGCAATACTTACAGCCCTTGGGTCAAGAAGTTATTGCTAGTGAGATGAATCTAGGTGACTACATAGACCGTTTGGCTGCATCACTTGGTATTGATACATCTGGCCTGATTAAATCGCCAGAGCAGAAACAACAAGAGATGATGCAACAACAAATGATGATGCAACAACAGATGGAACAGCAAGCAGCTATGGGTGCAATGCAAGCAGCAGCACCACAAGTAGCTAAAGGCGTAGTAGAATCGGAGTAACAGATGGCAGATGCCTTAAATACTTATCAAGAAGAAACACCAGAATCACAGGAACATGTTCAGGCTATGCTCGACAAAGAGCGTACAGAGACTGAAGAACGTCCTGACTGGTTGCCTGAAAAGTTTAAGTCTGTGGAAGATATGGCTAAAGCTTACTCAGCATTAGAGAGCAAGCTTGGTCAACCACAGCAAGAAGAAGAGACTACAGAAGAAGTAGAAGTCTCTGGTGAAGAGAGTGCCTCAGATGTGGCACAACTACTAGATGATAAAGGACTAGACTTTGACGTATTCCAGCAGGAGTACGCAGAGAATGGTGGATTATCTGAAGATGCGTATGAGGCCTTGCAAGAGGCTGGGTTCCCACGTAGTATGGTTGATTCATGGGTTGCAGGTCAGGATGCACTAGCTGCACAGATGACCTCAGAAATGTATGACGTTGCTGGTGGTGGAGAACAGTACGCACAAATGGTTCAGTGGGCAGCAGATAACCTTCCAGATAATGAGGTTAATGCCTACAATGTAACAATGGAAAGCGGTGACCCTAATATGATTAGGTTAGCTGTACAAGGTCTTAATGCACGTTATCGTTCTGAGGCAGAGCCGACACTTATGCAAGGTGGCACAGGTGCTGTATCCTCAGGTGGGCGTTTTGAAAGTACTGCGGAACTTACTGCTGCTATGGGTGACCCTAGATACGCTAAAGACCCTGCCTACAGGCAAAGCATAGCTGATAAGTTGGCTAAGTCTAGTCTGTTCTAAATTGTTGCATGGGATTGGGGGGCTTGCTCCCCTCTCCTTTTAAGTACACCTAACGTGGGTGTATTTAATAGGGGACGCCCTATACACGAAAGCACACATACAAACGATTACCCCTGACCCCTTGCGAGGGACAATCTTGGAGAAAGGATGTAATGTAATGCAGAGTGTAACTACAACTCAACATTAACATTACTAAGAGGTAATTTAAAATGGCACAAGCTGCTTCAAACCCTGCTTACAGCGTAAGCTTTCAGGGTCAGAATAACCTCTCAGGTGACGTACGTGACCTATTCCTAAAGCTGTATGCTGGGGAAGTCCTTACCGCCTTTGAGGAAAAGAAAGTAATTATGGATAAGGTGCGTACTCGCACAATTTCCAAAGGTAAGTCTGCATCATTCCCAATGACAGGCCGTGCAACTGCTGAATACCTGACCCCCGGAAACGAAATTACTGGTGGTTCTATTCGTGCAGGTGAGCGTATTGTCACGATTGATGACTTGCTTATCTCAAGCCAGTTCATTGCTAACATTGACGAAGCAATCAACCATTACGATGTCCGTAGCATCTACTCTAAAGAAGCTGGTATCGCATTGGCTAACGAAGCTGACCGTAACGTAGCACGTATGCTCGTTAAGGCTGCTCTGGCAACCAACGCAACTGCTGCTGCTGGTCTTATCCAAGACTACAAAGCGTTTACTGAGGAAGACTTTACAGACAACGTAGACATCGGTACAGCTACTGCTGATTCACTTGACCCAGCTAAGATTGCTAAAGCTATCTTTGATGCTCGTAAAGAGATGGAAGTCAAGAACGTACCAACTGAAGGTGCAACCGTTGTTCTGGCTCCTGACCAGTACTACGCATTGCTTGACGTTACTGACGGTAGTAAGCTTGTTTACATGAACCGTGACTTTGGTGGCACAGGTTCAGTAGCAGGTGCTACAGTACCATCAATCGCTGGTATGCCAGTTATCATGTCAAATCATGCTAACGTAAACAACCTGTATACTTCACTGGTAACAGGTAATGCTGCGGAAGGTGAGACTTCTGACAACGCACCACTAGCAAACACTGCTGGTTCAGGCCGTACAACTCATTATGACCTGCCAACTGCTGCTGTTGATACTCGTGACATGGTTGCAGAAGCCAAGCAGTTCCGTGGATTCGTCTTTACTCCTGATGCCGTTGCTACTGTCAAGTTGCTTGACTTGGGTATGGAATCAGAGTATCAGATTAATCGTCAAGGCACACTGATGGTAGCCAAGTATGCAATGGGACATAACGTCCTGCGTCCTGCTTGCTGCATCGGCTTGATTGAACAGTAATCTAACGAGGGGAGAGGTTTCTAGAGCCTCTCTCCTTTTTTATTTGGAGTAAGATATGCCAAATGTAGCAGGTAAAGAATACAAGTACACTAAAAAAGGTATGGCACAGGCTAAAGCTGCGGCTAAGAAGACTGGTATGCCTATGAAATCTAAAACAGATAAATATAAGAAGAAGTGATATGGCTATTAAACACGCAGGTGAAACCTTCCAAGGACTACGTATACCAAAGCGTTCTCCTAAGGGTAACAAATCACATGCTGTACTGGTAGGCACAAAAGAAAAACCAGAAATTATTAGGTTTGGTGAACTAGGTGCTAAAACAAACCAGTCAGCCGCACAACGTAAAGCTTTCAAAAGCAGACACGCTAAGAACATAGCCAAAGGGCCATCAAGCGCAGCTTATTGGGCTAATAAGGTTAAGTGGAAAGCATAGGTAAACGACATGGCAGGAACAACTAAATTAGATGCGGTCAACATAATGCTCTCTGCCATTGGCGAAGCACCAGTTAGTAGTCTATCATCTGGCTTGCTTGAGGCAGAGGTAGCAGAAACTATTGTAGATACAGTTGACCGTGAAGTGCAGTCTATGGGCTGGCACTTTAATACAGAATTAAATAAGTCATACGCACAGGACACTAACGGTGAGATTATATTAGGCACTGACATCCTACGTGCAGATGCAACACAAAAACCAGACAGTCCAGACCTAGTACAACGTGGTCTGAAGATGTATGATAGAAAGAACCATACATTTACAATCAATGCAGAGGCAGCACTTGATGTTGTCGTACAGCTAAACTTTGCAGATTTACCAGAGGTGGCTAAACGCTACATAGTAATGAGAGCCACACGTATCTTCCAAGATAGAGTTGTAGGTTCCAACACATTACATGATTTCCAAATACGAGATGAGGCACAAGCACTAACAGAACTTAAAGAGTTTGACAAGGCTGCTGATGACCACAACATCTTTGACAACTATGACACCTTTAGTATTATCGACAGGCAGGGACGGAGAACACTCTAATGGCACTCATCAGTCAATCTATCCCCAATCTGATTAACGGTGTATCACAACAACCACCATCTCTACGTCTTAACACACAGGCAGAGTTACAGGAAAACGGTTTATCTAATGTTGTAACAGGCTTATCTAAGCGTCCTAGTTCTCAGCACATTGCTGACTTAGGAGTTATTAACAACATAGACAAGGCTTTTATCCACACTATCCGTAGAGATGAGAACGAGTTCTACTCTATGGTTGTTGATACTGCTGGCACAATCAACGTGTTTGACAAGGATGGTGTATCAAAGACTGTAACTAATAATGCAGCCTCATACCTATCTGGATTGACTGACCCAAGCCAAGAGTTGGCTGCTGTCTCTATTGCTGATACAACTTTTATTCTAAACAAGAACACAGTAGTAGCTAAAGGTACTAACACATCACCCTCACGTAATCCTGAGGCATTGGTGTATGTCAAGCAAGCTGACTACTCTTCAACATACCGATTAAAACTAACAAAGGGTGCAAGCACAAGCACTGTTGAGTTTGCTACTAAGTCATCAACACAAAGTAGTACGTCACTAACACAGAACGCAGAACGTGGTGCATCAACAGACTTGATTGCAGAGAACTTAGATACGTTCTCAGGCACAGCAGTTAACACTACCTACTATGATAACATTACTGACGGTACTGCTGTCACAGGTTTGACACTAACACGCTACGGTTCTGTTATACACATCCAATCAGATGATACGACTAACTTTACAGTAGAGGTAGGTGATTCACACGGTGGTGACCACTTACTGTTGTTTAAGACTGAGACTGCTGACTTTAAGAAGCTGCCCACAGAAGGGCCAGTAGACTTTAACATTAAAGTATCTGGCGACAACCAAAAGGCGCAGGACGATTACTACGTCAAGTTTACAGCAGACGGTGTTTGGAAAGAAACCATTGAGCCTAATATTATTATAGACCTTGATGCCACCACACTACCACACAAACTAGCCAAGCAACCAGACGGTAGCTTTATCTTTGATGAGGTTAGCTACGCTGACCGTAGGGTGGGTGATGACGGTACTAACGACTTCCCATCATTCATAGGTTATACCCTTGCTGACATCTTCTTCCATCGTGATAGGCTAGGTGTTCTAGCTGATGAGAATGTTATCTTTGCACGTGCAGGAGAATATGTTGACTTTGATTTCTTCCGTAAATCTACACTTACTATTGTTGATAGTGACCCCATTGATGTTGCAGTATCCTCTAATAAGGTTAGTATTCTTAAACATGCTGTACCCTTCAACGAGGCCTTACTACTATTCTCAGACCTTACACAGTTCAAGCTAACTGCTGACCCTGTACTTACCCCTGAGACTGTAAACATTGCTAACACCACAGAGTTTGAGGCATCCCTTAGAGCCAAGCCAGCACAAGCAGGTAAGTTTGTGTACTTCGCATCTAAGCGTGGTGCATGGTCTGGCATGTGGGAGTACTATGTAGATACAGACACAGATACTAACGATGCTACAGAATCTACAGCACACGTACCTGAGTACCTCAATGGTGATGTAACTAATATCCAAGCATCATCCAATGAGGATATGCTACTGGTACAGACTGACAATGACCCAGAGGCCTTGTATGTATACAGGTACTATTGGTCAGGTAGAGAGAAGTTACAGTCGTCATGGTCACGCTGGGTGTTTGATGGTGATGTAATAGGATGCTCATTTAACCGTGCAGATATTACACTGCTAATCAAGAGAGACACTAATCTATACCTTGAGCGTATTAACTTATCAGTAGATGATGCAACGAACTACACCACAGGTCAGTTCTCCATCCATCTAGATAGACGTGTACAATTAGAAACTGCTGGTCTTACTACAGTACCATACGTTGACGCAGCCACAATCTACATTGACCAAACAGGTAATGTAATAAACCTAGCAGATGTAGCAGGTAAGTTAGCTGACAGTGAAATAGTCTATGCTGGTATTCCGTACATATTTAAGTACCAGTTCTCTGAGCCTGTAGTAAAGCAAGCCAACCAACCAGTAACCACAGGTGTACTGAACCTTAGAAACTATGCAGTTGTGTATAACAACACAGGTTTCTTTGAGGTAGATGTAACACCTTCTAGACGTGCCACATACAATCGTAAGTTTACAGGACGTATTGTGAGTGGTGCAGCAAACATACTTAATAGAGCCGCCATTGATTCAGGTACATATGAGTTTGGTATTCTGGCTAAGTCAGACAAAGTTAGTATCGTACTAAAAAGTGATAGCCACCTGCCATGTGTATTCCAATCGGCAGAATGGGAAGGCTTCTATGTTCTACGTTCTAGGAGAATGTAATGAAAGTCCATGTGAGACAGAGTACCCAAGATGATGTTGAATATCTTTGTGACAACTTACGCCCTGAGGATAGGGAAGAGGTACTTGCCTCACATGGTAGCACTAGAGAGGCCTTACAGGTAGGCTTTGATGAATCAGAAGAATGTTGGACTATCACTGTGAAAGACACAGGTGAGATAGCTGGTATATATGGACTAGCTAGGTATGATGATGACGCAGCAGTGCCGTGGTTACTGACCACACCTGCTATTAAAAAGGTATGGCTACCATTCCTACGTGGCTCACGTAAATGGGTAGAAGAAGCTAATCAAAAATACCCCCTACTTACTAATGCAGTAGATGCAGACTATACTGTAGCTATCAACTGGCTACGTTTTGTTGGTTTCACGTTTATCAAGAAACATGAGAAATGGGGCGTAGGTAATAAACCATTTCTAGAATTTGTGAGGATACGATAATGGACCCAATGACTATTGCTGTCGGTGTACAGGGTGTAGCCAATTACTTTGATGCAGAAAACAAAGCAGCATGGACTGAGTATGACTTTCTACAAAATAGAGTTAATGCTGCTGTAGCACGTGACTTAAAAATACAAAGCTTAAACCGTAGAGCAATACAAGAAGCAGAAGCTACAGCAGGTCAAAAGTTTGACTTAGCTATTGCATCTATGGAATCTAGGGAAGCACGTATTGTTGCTGCTGGTGAAGCAGGTTTAGGTGGTAAGAGTATTGATGCTCAAGCAAATATGGTTACGGCTAGACAGTTACGTGGTGAAACAGTACTAAATGATAATCTGCGTATGACGCTAGACCAAATTGAAGATGAAAAAGAAGGCTTCAGTACTGAGATGATGAACAGGATTAACTCACTACCACGTGGGCAAAAACCTAACATGTTAATGCACGCACTCAACACTGCTGCTAATATGTATGGTACTGAAGCAGCTATGACAGGTAAATCACCATTCTCTAGTAGCGTGGCAAGTAAGGGTTCAACTATAGCTATGCCAGTTAGTAAGACCGCAAGCATAAGTACAGTACAAGCAGGTATGACACCAGCTTCTACATACGCCTATATTACTGGTATGCCTAAGATTTAATGAGGAGTTATTATGGCACAATCTAGAGTACAAGTGGGTAGATTAAACGCACCCACACAGTCTGATTTACGTCCACAAGCTGCTCCTGTAGAGACTTATGTAAGACCAGTTGAATCACAGGTTCAAGCTAGTCCTTTATCTCAGTTCATGTCAGCAATTAGTCCTGCTATCGAAGCAGACGCTCAAATAAGAAAAGCTGACAGATTAAAGCGTGAAAGAGAATTAGAAACTAATAAGACCAGAAGGCAGTTAAATCAATTACAACAAGCTGGTAAAATTCTAGAAGCTAATATGGATGCAGAGTACTATACTACCAATGAAGCTGGTAAACTAGTATTCAAACCAGAATATCTAGACATGGATACTGCTGATGTATTAGCTTTACGAAAAAAATCCGTAGATGAGTATACTAAGCAACTAGAGGGTGTTATAGACCCTATGTACATTGAGGGCTTTAAGGAAGACCAACTAGCTGTCTCAATGATATGGGGAAATACTACATATAGGACTGCTAAAGAAGCGCACAACAAAGGTAAGTTAAATAATGCACTTACTACAACTCTAACAGCTATCAATGACCAAGCTGCTAGGGACATAGCTAACGGTGTGCCTAATGCTATGGAAAACGCTGCATTACAAGTTAATGCACAAATTAACAACCATTATGCAGCTAACTCAGACCTTTATTCTAGCTTTGAAGAATTAAATAATGTAGTAAGAAACTTTGCTTTTGATGAAATTAAGTATCGTGCAGATACACCTACAGTAGCATGGTTAGATGATGCTAAATTATCTAAGAACCAATTAGGTGTAGGCAAGTATGCTGCAAGAAACTCTGCTATCTTAGCAGCTAGGGAGACAGAAAGAAAAACTACCTATAACGCTACTGCTAAAGCTACCTCAATAAATAAGCAGGTTACTGATGCTGTTAATACTGGTAATGCTTCCTCTATTACTAAAAAATATACAAAGATTGATGGCACAGAAGGTACATATACTGATGCAGAATTAGATGCAGCTATCTTTGCTAATGAAGATTTTAAAGCACTAGGTGGCCCTAATGGTGAATTGACTGGTCAACAATCTCGTTTGTTTGGGAAGTGGGGGTACGTTCCTAAAGTATTCAAAAACAGAGTTACAGATATTCTTCCTTTATTTAATGCAGGTCAAGATGTATCGTCATCAGAATCTAATGAAAAATTAATGCTTGGTTTTCAGACTTATCAGATGATAAGGAACTCTGGGGCTGTCGTTGAAAGTGTCTTAGATATCAATGAGGATGATATTGAAAGATTTGATGCTTTGGAGTACTTAGTACAAGAACAAGCTAGAGTAGGAGAAGTGTCACAAGAAGGTAAAACAGTACAGAACTATAGTAATGCTGTTGCTATGGTTCAACGTATGGACTTTACTATACCCAGACCAACTAAATTAACAGAGGATGTAGCTGCCTCTATGGATGCTAGTTGGTATGCGGATGCTTTTGGTACAGACCTAAGTGAATCTTATAATTCAGCACATATAATGGCAGAAGCTGCTGACCGTGTACATCATTTAGTACAGCTAGGTCAGGTTTCGTATAAAGATGCGTTAAAACAAGTAGCTGCACAAATGGCTAGGGATTATCCCATAACTAAATCTAGTGATGGGACTGCTTATGCTTATAAACAGTTAAACACAGGTATTGATGAAAGTCTAAATGCCTCTGATGTAATAGCAGACTACAACGCAGCCCTAGCTAACTCAGACAAGCTTGCTAAGTATATGGCGGATACTCATAGATTAAAAAAAGGTGAGTATGTTGTAGCTTTACAGCCAAATACTGTTAATCCTAAAGCTACTTCAATACATGTATGGGATACTAGAGAAGATACTCCTCTATACTTAGGTGTAGCGGGTGGGCAGATAGATAGAATAACACTGCTTAATGACAAGCAGCAGTTATATAATCTTGAAGCCACTGTGATGACACAGGATAACGAGTTTACTACTGGTTATACAAGCACAGTACCAGATGCTTTGTTGTCTGATTCCCAGCAAGTCATAGAAGATACCATTAACCAGAACCTTACATACTTTGGTGGTACAGGTGAAGCAGGACAAGCAGGAACATTTGAAGACTTATTAAATTCCCCTGCTGCAAAAGACTTAGACAAACTTATAAACCCAAATTATGGTATCTTAACCAGAGGTATTACACATGGCTTTAATTTAGTACCTACAGCAGAAGGTCTGGCAAAAGAAGCTGAATATGTAAAAAGTTTGTTTAAGGGTACAGGACAAGTCAGGGAAACTGTAACACCTGAGGATGCCGCTGCAAGAAGAGAAGACCTTGGTCTTAGTATTGGTGATGTAACACCAATGAACGCCTTTACTGATATGTTCAAGGATGCTACACCAGAAGTTAAGGAAGTCGTAGATAAGCTATCTTCTAACTTAAACTTTGTAACAACAGCTAATGCTACTGCAACCATTATGAATGATGAGGGTTTTGAATACACTCCTTATGATGATATGGGTAAGCAGTCAGTAGGTCATGGTCTACAGATTGAATCACTAGAGGATGATGAGAAGGCTCTTATTGCTGACATCAACAACGTACAGCCTGAGGAATCTGCTGCTGTAGTTGCTTTGAAAGTAGATAAAATAACTAACTACTTTTCTGACGCAGTAGAAGGCTTTGAGAACCTACCAGAAACAGCAAAGTCTGGTATGATTCAAATGGGTTATCAGCTAGGTAGATTTAATGTCACCAAAGAGTGGCCTAAATTTATGGAATCAATTAAGGAAGCTGCACAGTATGCAGAAGGTTCCGCAGAACAGGCTACTGCTCTTGCCAAGGCTAAGTTTAATATGCTTTACAATGTTGCAGAGGATGGTACTGCTACCGCTACTAGGTGGGCTACACAGACTAAGAACAGGGCTATAAAAGTAGCTAATGAACTTGCGAGTAGTGCAGGTGATGCAGCCGCATCTATCTTTGAAGCTGTTATACCTAAGGCACACGCTGATACAGACCTTATTCCACAGAAAGAACAGTTAAAGGTGGGTGATGTCCCAACAGCTTCTGCTGTTGTAGATATTGCCCTAGCGCAAAACCCTGCTGATGCTGCTTATAAATACTACGGTATTGATGAGAACACAGATGAGGGTGCTGCTGCTGTTAAAGGTTTCTTTAAAACATCTGTGGGTGATTGGAACCCAGACCAAGAAACAGTAGAAGAGTTTGCCACAAATAAAGCGTGGTGTGCTGCTTTCTTAACACAGGTCTTGCGTGATTCAGGTATCGACACTAAGGCTCTATTTGGTACAGACAAGTTTGACCAGATACGTGCTAAAGCTTACACTAATGTTGGTACTCAAGTAGAACCTACACAAGTTAAAGCTGGTGATGTGATGGTTAAACAACACACGGCAGAAGAGCGTAAAAAGTTTAAGCTAGGCTATGGTCACGTGGGCATTGTTGTAAAAGTAGAAGGTGATGAGGTATTCTTTATTGGTGGTAACACTGGTGATAGGGTAACCATGTCTTCTTACAACATGAACGAAAAGCAGGTTGATTTCAGAAGAATCCAAAATGCTTCTGACATCCCTACTGAAAGCTTACCTTCTATGCTTGAATTAAAAGCTGGCGTGTACACTAGAAAAGCAGTGAAGAAAGCAAAGAACTTGTTTACTAGTATGTATGACAACATATTTGGATAATATTATAGACGGAAGGTCAAACTATGGCTACTGAAAACGAACAACTTCTCCAAGACCTTGGCATAAAGGGTGTCAATCCTGACGCATTACCCTTAGTCACGACTGTGGACGAAGCTGCCCTAACTAAGCAGCAGGTGCTGGCTGACAGCAGAAGTTCTACATTTCTTAATAGTTTAGGAAGTGCGGTGGAAGAGGAATGGATTGCTACTTCCGTCTATAATAATCTAGATAGGTTTCAGTCATCAGGCGTACCTGTGACTAAGTTTACACCTGAGTTGGTCAAACAACTAACTGAAGGCCTAGAAGAAACTCTGGCAGCACGTGAGGTGTTAGAAGATGCACAATTACGTGGCGTTAATTCAGCCATGAAAACACGTGAATCTTACTTACGCACACAAGCAAACAGAAGACAAATAGCAGAGGACGGTTGGTCTGGTGTTACAGCAACCGCCCTAGCTGCTATGTTTGACCCTGTAGAGTGGACAGCTATCTTTGGTACAACAGCAGCCGCAACAGCCGTTGCTGGCCCTGTAGGGGGTGGTGCTGCATTAGTAGCAGGTACAGCTAAAAAAGCTTACAATGTAGGACGTGCGTTTAAGTATGGAGCAGTAATTGGTGGTGCAGAAACAGCAGCATTTGAAGCCATCCGTGCAAACTTAAAGTATGATGTAACTGCTAGTGATGTTGTTATAGCAGGTGGTTTAGGGGCTACCCTAGCTGGCGGTTTGAACGCAGGTGCTACAGCTTTTGTTCGTGCTGGGCATCGTGCTAGGGTTGCACAAAAGGTTTTGCGTGGGGAAACACTAACACCAGCAGAGCAAAGATTTCACGATGAATACAACGTAGATGCTCTAGCAGAAAAAATACTACGTGAAGAATTAGATGGAGAAAAGTTTATTGAAGCTGCTGATGGTTTACCTACCCAACAGAAATCTATTCCTGTAGGTGAAGTAACTAAAGAAGTAGCAGAAGCTATTCCAGAACAAGCTGGTTGGAATATGCTTGGGCTGCGTAAGCTATTATCTACTGGTTATAGACTAGCAAGCCATAAGCTTGGTTACGCTAGGTATGCTGCACGTGTTTTAGGTCTTAACTCATCAGGGTATAAAGGCGGTAAACTAGAAACAGGTATGTCTGCTTCTGAGTGGTCAGAAATGTATCAGGCTAGGTTCCGTAGCACTATGTCTAATGTTATGCCTAATGCACAGTCTCGTTGGAAGCAACGTACTGGTGGCACTATTTCAGACTTTAATACCTTAGTATCACGCTATGTACGTGGTATTGATACTGAAGTCCCTAATGAAGTAAAAGAGGTAGGAGACTTAGTAAACAAGCTACAAAGAGAATTAGCCGAAGAAGCTGTCAAGCATGATGTAGCAGGGTTTAGCATGGATATGCTTAATAACCACTCTAACTACATGACACGTATCTTTAACGATGAAAAGATTAGAGCATTACGTATGCGACTAGGTGATGAGGCAGACCTACAAATCGCTGAATTAGTAGATACAGCTATTAGAAAAGGTCAACCTGACATTGTAGCTAATGTTAGAAAACATCTTGCATCTAAGGGTAAGAAAAAAGTTACCGATAAAATGGTAAAGGACTATATTAGAAAGATAGCTACAGCATATACTAAATCAATTACTGACCCTAAGTTGGGTAAGTTAGGTCATGCTGGTGCTAACGAAATGAACCTAGAAGACCTTGCTGATATTCTTAAAGCAGGTGGGTTTGATGCAGAAGATATAGACATAGTAACAGACTTTCTTACACGTACTAATATACCTAAGGCTCATAAAAGAGCAAGACATCGTTTAGTACTGTCTGAAGATGCTGTGATAAAAGCACAAGATTCTGATGGTAATGTCTTTGAACTAAAGTTTGCTGACTTATTGGAAGAAGATGCAGAACAGTTGTTTAACAGTTATGTGTTTCAAATGTCAGGTGCTATTGGTTTAGCACGTAATGGTATCAACACTAATCAAGTAAACTCAAATTTTGATAACTTACTAGAAAACATTAGAATAGAAGGTAAGAGAAAGAACGCATCTAAGGATGAAATAGACGAAGCCATAAATGCTGCTGAGTTTATGTATGACGGTATCACTGGTAGACTAGCACACCGACAAGAGGTGTCAAACAGAACACGTGATTTCTTTATTGCCACACGTGCTTTTAGCTTTGCTATAAACATGGGTATGTCAGGCATGTCAGCCTTGATGGAATTATCAAACGCTATGTTTGAGTATTCTTTCAGAACTATCCTTAAATCCTCACCTGCTTATAGAAGCCTAATAGGAAAAGCAAAGCAGGGTAGATTACCTGACGATATTATGCGTGAGTTAGTTGAGGCCTTTGGTTTAGGTGAAGAGGTTGCTCTTGGTAACTGGACTAATGTTACACGGTACGATACAGAAGATGTAGGAGATACTATATCACCTGAACGTGCTTGGGTAGATAAAAAAGGTTGGAGTGCTAGGTTAGCTAGGGGTACAGAGCAGTTTGGTTTTACTGCTCAGAAGAATGTAGCCTACTGGTCTGGCTTGACAGGTGTAACACAAACTCTTCGTAGATTGTCAATGCTAAATTATACGAATGAGTGGGTACTTGCTGCTCAAAAAGGTAACCTACCTTTCTCTGTAACCAAGCGTCAACAACTAGGCCTAAATGAAGAAATGGCTGGGCGTATTTCTGCTATTATGCGTAGTAATACTGTAGAAAAAGAGGCTAATGGTGCAGTAAAAAAGTTAAATCTAAAAGATTGGCCTGATGATGTACGTGATGCGTTTCAAGCCTCAGGTTTTAAGGAAGCTAGGAACAACGTACAAGAAAGTAACATTTCTTCTACCAATCCGTGGCTCCGTGGTGAAGTAGGTAAAACTTTTTTCCAGTTTATGAACTTTACGGTAGCATCCCTAGAGCAACAAACCATGCGTTTAGGTGTACGTATGCGTAGAGGAGACATGGCTGTTAGTAAAGTACTTCTTTCTGCTGCTATGATGGGTTCACTAATGTATATAGCACGTGTTAATCTTAATGCTGCTGGACGTAGTGACGCAGATGAGTACGTAAGGGACATGATGGAAGGTGATAAGATTATACTAGGTGCATTAAATCAGATTGGTGCATCTTCCATGTTAATGTATATCTATCAACTTTCTAGTGGTGCTATGTCTGGCAATACTTACGCCATTACACCACCAGCGTTTTCTCTGGCACAGTCTGCTTTTCAGACAGTAGATTCCATTGCACAAAATGATTGGTCAGAATCCGATTGGAGAACTTTCCTACGGCTTGCTCCGTACCAATCTTTATATGGCGCACGTCAAGGACTTAACGCTGTAGCTAATTACTTTGGCAACTAACCTAAAGTTACATCATTAGACAAAACACAAGGATAAGAGATGGCTCTTTCATATACTAATTACACAGGGGATGGTACAACAGATACGTTTGCCATCAACTTTACATATCAAGATACCAGTGAGATTAGCGTCACGGTAGATGGTGTGGCTGAGACAGGCCTGACCTTTCCTTCTGCTGCAAGTGTACAGCTAACTTCTGCACCAGCTTCTAGTGCTATTGTACAGGTTCGCCGTACAACTGACTTGGCTACACGTGCAGTTGACTTTGCATCAGGCTCAGTTCTCACAGAAGAAGACTTAGACAATAGTGCTATCCAACTCTTTCATTCTGCACAAGAGGCAGTAGACAGGGTTGGGGACACTATTGGTCTGGACACAACTAATCGCTGGGATGCAGGTAACAACAGAATCATTAACGTAGGCTCTCCTACAGCAAGCACAGACGCTGCTACGAAAGCCTATGCAGATAGCATTGTTACAGCAGCAGAAGCAGCAGCTATTGCGGCAGCACAAGCTGAAGTTAGTACAGCTACAGGTAACATCATTCCAGATGCTACTAAGCTGGCTATTCATCCCATTGGTTCACAGTACACACTGTCAGACGGTACAACGACTGACTATTCAGCCAAGCATTATCAGGATGCAGCAGCTACCTCTGGTACTAATGCAGCTACCAGTGAGACTAATGCTGCAACTTCTGAGACTAACGCACAGAATTGGGCTGTTAAGACAGACGGTGAAGCAGTAACAGGTCAAGGTTACTCAGCGAAGGCTTGGTCTGTAGGTGGTACAGGTATCACAGATACTGCTGGTGCTGGCCCCGCTAAAGATTGGGCAGTAGAAACCACAGGATTAGTGGATGGCACTGAGTTCTCATCTAAAGAATACGCTATTGGTACACAAGTAACAAATCTAGAAGGCTCCGCTAAACAGTGGGCATTAGGTGGTGGTAGTGGTTTTGACCGTGACACAGCCGTTAAGGGTGCAGGTGCGGCTGCTGAATACTCAGCTAAGTATTGGGCTAACCAAGCAGCTAACTCTGCTAAAGACTTTGTAGATGTGTACTACGGTTCATTTACTTCAGATTCAAACGCAGAAGATTACCAGCTAAACACTAACGAAGGCACAGTGAATGTCGGTGACCTTTACTTCAACAGCACAGACAATGTGATGCGTGTACGCACGTTCTCAGGATGGCAGGATGTAGCTACAGATACTAGTAGTCTTGCCACTAACGGCTTCGCAATCGCAATGGCAATCGCCCTATAGAGGATAAACTATGGCACAGAATTTTAGACGATATAAGCTACAGGGCGTAGGCACTTCGGCTGCTGATATACCTAATGGCACAGACTTTGACAGTTACGATACGATTGTTGGTATCCATATGACTAACACAACATCTAATGCAATCACTGTGGACTGCTACCTTTCTAACGGCGGCACTAACCACTACCTCATTAAAGGCGCACCAATCGCTGCTGGCGGTGCTTTGCAGCTTCTTGATGGTGGTGCAAAAGTAGTTGTAGCTAGTGGTGACAGACTGTGGGTAGAATCTGATACGGCATCCTCATTGGATGTGTGGGTATCTGCTGTTGACGCAATTAGCACGTAAGGGAGAGAGACATGGGTTACATTGGTAATCAGGCTGTACAAGGCTACAGCAGCATCCCTGCTAAACAAGACTTAACAGGTGCCACAGGTGGGACACTAACACTGACCCACGCTGTATCTAGCCCAGAGGCTATTGACCTGTACATCAATAACGTCCGTCAGGAGCCTACTGAATCATATGGTGCATCAGGTACTACAGTTACCCTCAATGGTTACACTGTAGCCGCAACTGATGATATTTACGTGGTATATAATGCACTAGCATTGCAGACATCTGTACCCCCTGATGGTTCTGTCACATCAGCCAAGCTAGACCCTAACCTTGTACTAGGTGGCGGCAGCTTTCTTGGAGACAGTGGTGGTGGAACCGCAGACATCTTTCGTGTGCATGAGGATGAGTTGAACACAGACATTACTGTGGCAGCTAATACCAACGCTCTGTGTGCTGGCCCACTAACTGTAGCGACTGGGGTTACTGTGACTGTAAACGGTAATATGGTGATAGCATGAGCGAGTTAAGAGCAGACACAATCACAGGCAGTGATGGCACCAGTCCAGTTACGCTGACGAAGCAGAGTGCGGCGAAGGCGTGGTATCATTTAGATAATGATTACACAGGCACAAACCCAAATGCTGGGCAAACAAATGGTGTAACTGTGCAAAATAGTTTCAACGTCAGCAGTATCACAGATAATGGCACCGGCGATTTTACAATGGCGTGGGTTAACAGTTTCGATAACGCACTCTATGCCATAACACAGCAAGGTCAGTATCGTGATGATAGTGATAGCTTTGATTATGGTTTTATGGAAGTAATAAAAGGCTCACCGACTGCCAGTGGGTATACTTTTAGATGGGTATACTACTCTGCTAGTTATTATGACCCGTCTAAGTGGTGGGCAGTAGCACACGGAGATTTAGCATGAGTGAGATAAAAGTAGATACCCTCACAGGCAAGACCACCGCCAACGACATCACAGTGACTGTTGGTGCTACTGCCACGCAGTCTCTGCATGACGCAATTATAAAAGCGTGGGCATCTTTTGACCAACATTCAACTGACCATCCTATTTATTCTAATTCTTCACTTAACACCGCATCAACCTTAGATGTGGGGGCTGGTGTTACAAAGATTTCTTTTACAAACAGTTTTAGCAACGCAACGTATGGTGTAAGCGGGTGTACTCAGTCACAAGGCACAGCCGGAACTATTTTTACCATTTGGGGATATAGCACAACTAGCAGTCGGCAAATGACTACTTCTGATTTCCATACAGATTTTAGAAGTAGTGCCGGTGCTAGTACAGATAGTGACTATGTTGCTTATAATGTTTTAGGAGACCTAGCATAATGGCTGGTAAAATTATAGCAGATACGCTGGAACACAGCACCTCTGGTTCTATTGGCACAAATTATCTTAAAGAAGGTACAAAGTGTTGGTTGCGTTACAATCAAAGCACAGCGTCAGTACTGGGCAGTTTTGCCACAAGCTCAGTCGCTGATACGGCTACTGGCAAATATACACCTGCTTTTACCAATAACATGAGTTCATCAACAGATTTTGCGACCTCTGTTACAAGACAAGCAGTTGCCAATTTTAATCATAATGTGAATTACACAGAATCTGAGACATCAAGCAACACTCTTGTTTTTACCGTTGAAAATGCAACCCATGTTGATGGCGTAAACAATCACTTCTCCATTTCCGGTGGGGTGTTGGCATGATTAAAACACCAGAGTTTCAAGGCACACATTTGTTTGACCGACTATGCTGGGCAAAGGAAAACCTAGACGGTGTGCAGTCAGACTATCGTGTTGTCTTTGAGGACAGCATTGATGATTGCGCCAAGATACTTGTGCCTGACCCTAATTGGATGGCGTGTGCGCTACAGGGCGGTATTCTGCCGCCTGTGTGGGTGTACCATGAGTTGGCTAAAGATGAGGCACAACCTGATTTTAAGAAACATACACGTGGATACCTTCTTCATCAGACAGAGCCTGTAGGCGCAATGACAGAGGAAGAGGCTATCGAATACTTAATTATGAAAGACTGCCCTGAATCTGTATGGAAAACATATAACGAGGGTAACCGTCCTACGATGGTTATCTGTACTAAACAACAATTACCTCAGACTAGAGAATGGCGTAATGCTTGGAAGATTTCTGAGGAACTTAACATAGCCGCATAGGAGACTAAAAGTGGTTGATACATATATCGTAGATAAAGACGGTAATCAGGCAAATGCTGCTAGTGTAACCGTTCCCTCAGACCGTCACTTTCGTGGTGCTTGGGTACTTAATGGTGCAGTCATCTCAGAAGATGTGGACTCTGCACGTGAAATCTTCAAAGACAAAGTACGTGAAGCACGTGCGCCTTTACTTGAAGCCAAAGACGTAGAACTGATGAAGGCACTAGAAACAGGTGCTGATACTACAGCTATTGCTGCTGCTAAGAACGCACTGCGTGATGCACCAGCCGCTGCTGCTATTGCTTCAGCATCTACCATCGAAGAACTAAAGGCTGCTTGGGATACATCTGTACTTGGTGCAAGCCCTTACTAATAGGAGGCTATAATGGCACGAAGTATAATACAATCCGAAAGCCTAAACCTAGCTGATGACTATGCGTTTACTGGTACGGTAAGTGGTGCTGGCAAAGACTGGACTAAAACAGCACAGACAACAACAAGTGGTGCGGCAACTTTTACAATCTCAGGCATACCATCAGACGTAACAGAGATTGTTGTGATTGGTAATGCTGTAAGTAGAGGCACAGATACTGCTCAAGCGGGTGTTAGATTAGGTGATTCTGGCGGTTTAGAAACCACGGGATACACTTACAATGTTGTTTATACAGCCAACGCAAATAGCCTGTATCAAAATTCCGTACAGGATAGAGACTTTTGTGAGTTTGGAATATACGACAGCGTGTATAATTTTGTTTGTCGTTGTTGGAATACATCAGGAAATGTATGGATGATGACTATGCACAGTCATACGGAATCCTCTGGCGCATATTGGGTTATGGCGGCTTGTCAAAAAACTTTGAGTGGAACTCTTGATAGAATTGGGATTGTAGATGCTGGCGGCTCTAATTTCGATGGCGGTACATTCCAGCTTTGGTACAAATAGGTGACGGTGATATGGCAATAGAAAAAATATATAATATTCAAACTGGTGAAGTTACTGAAGTTACCTATACCGCCCCTACAGTATCGGCAGAAGAACTCTTAGAAGAACTCCGTCAAGTTAGAAATATTAAACTAGCAGAGACAGACTATCTAGCATTGTCAGACAATACATTATCAACAGAGATGTCTGCCTACCGCCAAGCCTTGCGTGACATCACCGATACATATCAATCGCTAGACACTGTAGTCTGGCCTACGAAACCATAAGGAGAGGCAGATGCCCTACATAGGAAAATCCCCTGTAGGCGGTGGGTTCCACAAGCTGGACAACCTGACTGCCTCTGCTACCGCTACCTACGCTCTTACGCTAGGTGGCGCAGCATACTATCCAGAGACTGCTAATCAGCTTCTGGTTTCACTTAATGGAGTGATTCAGGCTCCTCAAGATTCGTTCACTGTATCGGGAAGCAACCTTATCTTCGACAGCGCATTAACAGTCACAGACAGCATCGACTTTGTTGTGGCTCTTGGAGATGTGTTGGGCGTTGGCAGTGTGTCTGATGGCACGATTACTGATGCCAAGATACAGTCAATGGCTGCGTCTAAACTGACTGGTGCATTGCCAGCTATTGATGGTTCTGCGCTTACAGGCATTTCTGCTGGTAGTAATATTCTTGAGCAACTGCACCTAAATGCTAATGGTGAACAAGTGACGGTAAGCAGTGGCACTTACTCAATCGATGACGTAACTGCCTTTCAAACATTAAGCACAAGCTATGCTGATGTGACTGGTTCTTCTATCTCATACACTCCACCTACAGGTGCAACACTGGTCGTCTACGAGTTCAACTTTGTGATGTTCGGTAAAGACAATAACAATGTCGTTAATGTAAAAATGATGATTGATTCGGATGAAGTAACCCAAGCGCGTATTGCAATGGGCGGCGGTTCTTCCGGATACGATAGTCACGCTACTAACTTCCGCTGGGGTATTGCCATAGGCGGAACCGCTGACACTGATAGTGGTCGTCAAGCAACTTGGACTTCCGCCAAAACCATCAAATTGATAGCGAGAGAACATAGTAGTAGTTACGAAGGCGATTTGCATAAAATAACGTATTGGGACGGTACTACGTATAATGGCGTTCAAAGGCCAACCTTAAAAATTACCGCTTACAAATAGGAGACTGATATGGCACTTATACGATTAAACAATCAGTCCCTGACCAACGTCACTGCGTTGCCATCAGGTGTTGGTGGTGGGGTGTTGAATGTTTACTCTGCAAATAAAACCGATACTCAAATTATACCTACTACAACTTTTGCAGATATAAGTAATTTAACCCTTACTTTTACCCCAACTTCATCATCAAGCAAGTTTTTAGCAGTAGGGACATTACACCTTGGCGTTATTGACTCAGGTGACTTTGCATACGCTAGGGTTCAAAGAATTATCACTGGTGGCACAACAACAAATTTAGTTGGTGATACTGATGGTGCAAGGGTTTTTGCAACAACATCGTTTGATTATAGTGGCCCTCTTGGTTCTGCATTGACACCTGCTAATTGGCATTACATTGACGAGCCTAATACAGCAACTGAGTTAACGTACAATGTACAAGTAAGAACTGGCTCTGGTAACAACCAAGTTTATGTAAACAGAACACATACAGACAGAGCAAGCACCAACTATGACCAAAGAGTTATTTCTAATTTGACCATTTATGAGATTGCTGGCTGATGAAACAAGTACAGGAAGTAACACCCGAACTCCGTGTTGCCCTCGACTTAGAGAGCCATGAGAAAGAATGTGCAGTACGCTACAAGGCTGTTGGTGATAAACTTGAAAGCCTTGATAAGCGTCTGTGGCGTTTAGAAGCAATGATTATGGGGTCAACAATTATTGTTGTTGGCCTCGCAGCATCCTTACTAATGAAACTGTAGGAGAATAGCCATGTTAGCGGAACTAGCGGCGGCTAACGCTGCCTTTGCCATTATAAAACAAACTCTAGCCAATGGTAAGGAACTAGTTGACGCTGGCACGGCTATCTCTCAGTACGTAGATGCCAAAGAAACTTTACAATCTAGAGCCAACAAAAAGAAAAATTCTTTCTGGAATCAGGTAGGCGGTAAGTCTGGTGATGACCTAGAAGAGTTTATGGCTTTAGAAAAAATCAAGCAGCAGGAAAACGAACTACGTGAGGCTATGCAGCTTTACGGTAGGGCAGGACTGTGGCAGGATTGGGTTAAGTTTCAGGCAGAAGCACGTAGTAAAAGAATTGCTGCACAAAAGCAAGCGGAAAAAGAACGACAACAATTTATTGACAACTGTATTGTAACTTTTTATTGGGCAGTATGTATAGGACTAGGACTAGCAATGCTGGGTATTATCCTGTGGGTTGTTAAGGAGAGTATAAAGTGATACTAGGAGTAGTACAAGCCGTGGCTGGTCTAGCCAGTACATGGATGGAAGGTAAGGTTGAAACACAAAAAGCCAAAGTAGCGGTAGCAAAAAAAGTTGCTGCTGGTGAAATGGAGTGGAACCAGACTATGGCACAGGCTTCTGCGTCAAGCTGGAAGGATGAATGGCTTACAATTTTGGTGAGCATACCCCTGATACTAGCCTTCACAGGTCACGAAGACATTGTTCAACGTGGCTTTGAGGCGTTAGACAGTATGCCAGATTTTTATAAGACTGCCGTAGGCGTTGTGTTTGCTGCAAGCTTTGGTGTTCAACAACTTACTAAGATGTTTAAAAAATAGAGGTAACTATGAGCCTATACGAAAACATTAACAAACGTAAAAAAGCTGGTACTAGCAGACCTAAGAGTAAGTCTACTATCAGTGCTAAATCCTATGCCAACATGAAGGCTGGTTTTCCTAAAAAGACAAATAAGTATAAGAAAAAAACATGAACTATTCACAGTTAATTCAACAACTTAAACGTCACGAAGGATTGAGGTTAAAGCCTTACAAATGCACAGCAGAC